ATATGTGCACCTCTTCAATATGAAGACCAAGAGGATATATGTTGGTCTCTTAGATAAGATAGTTGCATTTTGCGAGAACAATGGATATTCATATGAGTTTGAGAAAAACAAATTCTATGGTGCACCATTTGAAGTCAATGAGATGATTTCAAGAGAAGGTGTAATAGATTATGTCAAATCAATAACCAACTTTAAACCAAGAGATTATCAAATTGATGCTATACATGATGCATTAAGATATAATAGAAAACTTTTAATATCACCTACTGCATCTGGCAAATCTCTAATGATATATGCTTTGGTAAGATATTTTGTTGGAAGAAAGAAAAAAACATTACTTGTTGTCCCTACTACTTCTTTGGTAGAACAGATGTATAAGGATTTTATAGAGTATGGATGGAATGCTGAAGATCATTGTCATAGGATATATGCTGGTAAAGAAAAAACAAATGAAAATGAAGTAACAATTACTACATGGCAATCTGTTTATAATTTGGAGAAAAGTTTTTTTGAAGATTATGATGTCATCATAGGTGATGAAGCACATCTTTTCAAGAGTAAGTCTCTTGTCAATATCATGGATAAGTTACATCATGCCAAGTATAGATTTGGTTTCACTGGTACTTTAGATGGAACTCAGACCCATAAATGGGTGTTAGAGGGGTTGTTTGGTCCATCATATAAAGTTATTGAAACTAAAGAATTAATGGAGAAAGGACATTTATCTGAATTAGATATACAGTGTTTAGTTTTAAAACATACTCCTAAGAAATTTGAAACATATGAGGATGAGATTCAATATTTAATTGGAAATGAAACAAGAAATAATTTTATATCTAAGTTATCAGTAGATTTAAAAGGAAACACTTTGATACTATACAGTAGAGTAGAATCTCATGGAAGGATACTTTATGATATGATAAATAATTTTGTTACCAAGGATAGAAAAGTATTTTTTATTCATGGTGGTGTGGATGCTGAAGATAGGGAAAAGGTAAGAGAAATAACTGAACAAGAAAACAATGCAATCATAGTGGCTTCATATGGAACATTCTCTACAGGCATCAATATTAGGAGGTTACACAACGTTATTTTTGCTTCTCCGTCTAAGTCTAGAGTTAGAAACCTCCAATCCATTGGAAGAGTTCTAAGAAAAGGAAAAGATAAAGTAAAAGCAAAACTTTATGACATTGCTGATGATCTTACTAGTGGAGCAAGGAAAAACTACACATTAAATCATTTCATTGAAAGAGTTAAAATTTATGCCCAAGAGCAATTTAACTATGAAATATTAACAATAGATATTAAGGAGAAAAAAAATGATAGAAGATGATTTTTATGCTACACTTAAATTAAAATCAGGGGAAGAATTATTTGCAAGAGTATCTGCCACTGATGAAGGAGACAGAACACTACTTCTAGTGTCACACCCTATCATGGTAGAACAAATAAAACTAAGAGGTTCTATAGGTGGTTACAAATTTGAACCATGGTTAAAATCAACTCAAGATGATTTATTCATTATAAATCTAGATGATGTTCTTACCATGTCAGAATCAGATAATGTTGAAATGGTTATGTTCTATCAAGACTACATTAAAAAAGCAAATCAAAAAAGTCACACCAAATTAGATCAAACAATGGGGTATCTAACCACAGTGAAAGATGCTAAAGAGGCATTAGAGAAGTTATATAAATCAAGCTCTAATCAACCTTGAAACCCCACAAAGGTAATTGTAACTGATATTTGAGCACTTGTCAACGTTGCTTATTAATTGGTTATCTGTTATACTTAATTACAAGGCAAAGCAGTAATACTTATGGCTACACGTAGAAAAAGATCTGAACACTATGTTAATAACAAAGAGTTCCTTGCCGCCTTAGAAGTTTATATCGCCCAAGTACAGAGAGCAAAATTAAATGATGCAGATCCTCCACAGATACCAAGATATATTGGAGAGTGTTTTTTAAAGATAGCAAATCATTTATCCTATAAACCAAACTTTGTAAATTACATGTTTAAGGATGACATGATATGTGATGGTATAGAGAATTGCGTTAGATATATCCATAATTTTAACCCAGAAAAATCCAAAAATCCTTTTGCATACTTCACTCAAATCATTTATTATGCATTTTTGAGAAGGATATCTCAAGAGAAAAAACAGTTAGAAATCAAAAATAAAATTCTTGAAAAGTCTAACTTTGATGAAGTATTTGATTCAAATGACCTTGACGCATCTAATTATTCAGACTATAATTCAATTAAGGATGCTGTACATTCTAAGTTGCGTAACTAAATGAAACTAACTCAAGAAATGATTGATAAGATCCAAGAGTTGATGAACCATACTAAAAAGGATGGCACAATGAATTGGGTTGATGGTGAAGAAATTAAAATTAGTCTAGCAGGTACATTTGCTGCAGATAGATTTATTGTTATAGGAAATGAATCTAAAAAACCTTGGGTTCCTGCTGCACCACATCCTAGATTTGATTATGAGAGTAAAACATTTATAGAGAGTAAAGGTATTCCTGCACCAGAGAATATTGGATGAATGAAGATAGCAATCATAACTGATCAGCACTTTGGGTGTCGCAAAAATTCAAAACTTTTTCATGACTATTTCCTAAGATTTTATGAGGATGTTTTCTTTCCAACTATAGAGAAAGAAGGTATTACTACCATAGTAGATATGGGAGATACCTTTGATAGTCGTAAAGGAATTGATTTTGCTGCACTGACTTGGGCAAAAGAAAATTACTATGATAGACTCAATAAGATGGGCATTACTGTTCATACTATAGTGGGTAATCATACAGCATATTATAAGAATACAAATGAGATAAATGCAGTAGATCTTTTATTGAGAGAGTATGATAATGTAAAAACATATTCAGAAACTACATCTATACTAATAGACAATTTAAGTGTTCTTCTTGTTCCTTGGATCAACTCAGAGAATGAAAAGAAAACCATGTCAATGATTAAAGAATCAAGATCTCCTGTTGTCATGGGTCATTTAGAACTGCATGGTTTTAAGGTAAATGATTATGTTGTAATGGAACATGGAACAAATATAGATCCATTTTCTAAGTTTAAAAAAGTATACTCAGGTCATTTTCATACAAGATCCAATCAAGATAATATTTACTATCTGGGTAATCCTTATGAGATTTATTGGAATGATTACAATGATATAAGAGGATTTAATTTCTTTGATACAGAAACTCTAGAACATACACCTGTTGATAATCCATATAAAATATTTTATAAAGTGTATTATGAAGATACACCATTTCAAACATTTGATACTAGAGAGTATGAAGATAAAATAGTTAAAGTTATTGTTCGTAAAAAATCAGATATATCTCAGTTTGAAAGATTTATTGATAAGATATATTCAGCAAATGTGGCAGAGTTAAAGATTGTAGAGAACTTTGATTTTAGTGGTTACTATGATACTGATAAAAGTTCATATGAATCAGAAGATACTCTTTCAATATTGAATAGTTATATTGAAGA